ATCAAGAACGATGTCACTCTGACCTTCGGCAAGGGCGAGGACAACACCGCTGGCGACGTGATCGGCATGCTGCGGGACAAGGGTTTCGACCCTTCGACCAAGACCCACATCCATCCCTCTACACTACGGGCCTTCGTGAAGGAGCGTGTTGTTGAGGGGAAACCCATCGACCTCGACATGTTCGGGGCGTTTGTTGCCAATGCGGCAGAGATCCGGAGGAAGGCGAAATGAGAATGAAAAACGTGCCCATGGAAGAGATGGGGCAGGAGTTCAACCAGATGTTCCAAGAACACTTCGCTCGTGATGAAGGGCCCGGCTATGAGAAGCCGCGCGAGGTTCTGGTTGTGTCTGGTGAACTTCCTTCCCGGTTTAACATCCGCTCTGGTTCGGAGAAAAAAGCATGAGCACCGCAGTAGCCAAGAAGCAGAACACAGAGGTTTCGACCGAGGTTCTGGACGACATCTTCATCCTTGCCGGTGATGGTGCCGCATTCGACAGTTCCGAGATGCAGATCCCGTTTGTGCGGGTTCTGCAGGCGCTGTCTCCGCAACTCAACAAGAAGAAGTCGGAGTACATCGAGGGCGCGTCGCAGGGCGACATGTTCAATACGGTGACCGGCCAGTGGTGGTCTGGGGAGACGGGTCTGACCGTCGTCCCGTGCTACCAGACGACCAAGTACCTGATGTTCACGCCGCGCGAGCAGGGCGGCGGGTTCAAAGGCGAACTGTCTGCTACGGATCCGATGCTCCAGCAGACGACTCGTGTCGGGTCGAAGGAGATCCTGCCCACGGGTGACGAGCTCGTGAAGTCGGATCAGCACTTCTGCCTGATCGTGGAAGAGGACGGCTCCTTCCAACCGGCTGTGATCGACATGAAGTCCACGCAGCTGAAGGTGTCGCGCCGTTGGAAGACGCAGATCGCACTGCAGCGGGTAACCAACCCGCGCACTGGGCTGCCGGTCACACCGGCTGTCTACGCGACGATGTGGCATGTAACCACGACCGAGGAGTCCAATGACCAAGGTTCGTGGAACAACTACCGCGTCGAGAAGGTTGGGCTGGTTCAGAACCGGACGCTGCTGCTTGAGGCGAAGGCGTTCCGCGAGTCTGTGATGGCTGGTGATGTGAAGGCTGCACCTGAGGACCATGGCATGGCCGCTGGTGCTGCACGAGGGGACGACATACCGTTCTGACCCCTTTGGCGCGGGGTGCATAGCCCCGCGCCTTCACATCAGAGGAGCCATGCATGTCCAACGCGAAGAGGATGCTGGCCGTCTTCGAGGGATCGAGTGACGGTCACGGCAAGACAACTGTTGGCAGAGTTACGCGCACGGGCAAGACCGAGGCTAATAGCCGCGTGGTCCGAGATCCTTTGACCGAGGCGCTTGTGCAGGCGCATCTGGACGGCAAGCAGGGGATCGGCTCGATCCCGATCAACAAGGAAAACAAGTGCCGGTTCGGTGCGCTCGACATCGACACCTATGACCTCGACATCGCTGCTCTTGCGCGGCGGGTGGCGAGCCTGAACCTTCCACTGTTCGTGTGCCGGTCCAAGTCTGGCGGCGCGCATCTGTTTCTGTTTCTGAAGGACTGGGAACCTGCGGCGTTGATACGCGAGTTCCTGACCGAGATGTCCATCGTTCTCGGGCACGCTGGTTGCGAGATCTTCCCCAAGCAGGACAAGATCCTGTCCGAGCGCGGGGACGTCGGCAACTTTATCAACATGCCGTACTTCAACGCCGAGACGACCACCCGCTACTGCCTAGACAAGAATGGCGAGGCGCTGGAACTCGAGGCGTTCCTTGAGGCCGCAGAGCGCGGTCGTGTCAGCATCATGGACTTGGGCAACCTGACGCTGACCGGGGACAGGAAGTACTTCACCGATGGCCCCTACTGTCTGGAAGTCATGTGTAGCAAGGGACCGATTACCGAAAACAGAAACATCACCCTGTTCGCCATGGGGGTGTACTGTCGCAAAAAGTGGCCTGACGACTGGCGTCGTCACCACGAGGAATACAACCGTACGTTGATATACCCGCCGCTGGATGCGGCAGAGGTGGTCAACATCCAGAAGTCGCTGGACAAGAAGGAGTACTTCTACCAGTGCAACCAGTGCCCGCTGAAGGACCACTGCGACAAGCGCATCTGCAAGACGCGGCCCTTTGGCATTGGCGATGACGCGAGCGACATGCCGCAGATCAGCGGCCTGACGATCCAGCTGTCGGATCCTAGGCTCTACTTCTTGGACGTGGATGCCAAGCGCATAGAACTGTCGACAGATCAGTTGCAGAACCCTGTGCAGTTCCAGAAGGCGTGCATGGAGCAGATCCAGAAAATGCCCGCCGTGCCGAGGCCTGCGTCATGGCAGCGGCTGGTGAGCGATCTGATGGACAACGCAACGCTGCTGGAGGTGCCAGAGGAGTTGACGTTGCAGGGCCAGTTCGTGGAGCACCTGCGGGTCTACTGCACCAGCCGCATCAGGGCCATGGTTCCAGAAGAGTTGGAGATGGGCAAGCCCTACACGGATCGAGGGCTGACGAAGTTTACGATGAGCGGGCTGACGCAGTTCCTGAAGAACCGGGGCTTCGTGGCGATGTCTCGACCTCAGATGCAGGAGGCGCTGAAGAAGCTGAACGGCGGTCAGCCTTGCAACGGTCACGAGAACATCCGCAAGGAAGACGGCAAGAGGACCACGATCCGAGTGTGGTGGGTCCCTGCCTTTGACGACAAGGACGTTGATCTACCAACCATGGAGGTTTCCAATGACATCCCCTTCTAGGCCTCGCCTGTTGAAGATCGCGGAGGTGTGTGAGTGGATCTGTGTCTCCCGCTCCACGATCTACAAATGGGTGCAAGAGGGTACCTTTCCGAAGCCGCTGATCCTTGGCGGTGGGGAGGACAACAAGACCAGCGCAAGCCGGTGGCGTGAGGACGAGGTGACTGCCTGGCTCGACCAGCGGCCCCGTGCGCGCGATGTCTGACTCGCTGTTGATCTTCGGGCCACCGGGCTGCGGCAAAACGCACACGCTCATCGAGATGGTCCGAGAGGCACTGGCCAGCGGCATCCAGCCCTGGCGCATCTGCTTCGTGTCCTTCACCCGCAAGGCCGTCCAAGAGGCGGTTGAGCGCGCATGTACCGAGTTCAACCTGACCGAGAAGGACCTTCCATACTTCCGGACACTGCACTCAATGGCGTTCCGGCAGTTGGGGCTGACCAGAAACGACATGATGTCGGCGGCAGACTACAAGATCATCGGCGATAGGCTTGGGGTCTCCTTCACCGGCGCGGACATGGTCTCTCCAGACGACGGCATCCTCATGCCTGCGACTGGTGGCAGCGGCGTATACTATCTCCAGATCCTCGACCGAGCGCGCTACCGCATGGTCACTCTGGAGGAAGAGTTCAACAAGGCGAACAACTACAGCCTGTCCTTCTCCAAGCTACGCCAGATCCAAGCTTCACTGACCGCCTACAAATCCACCTTCAGCAAGGTGGATTTCGTAGACCTCATCGACCAGTTTGTATCGTACGTTGATCCTCCGTACTTTGACCTGTTCATCGTGGACGAGGCGCAGGATCTGACGCCACTGCAGTGGGAGATGGTTCACCGGATCCGGGCCAACAGCAAGCGCACGGTATATGCGGGGGATGACGATCAGGCCATCCATGCTTGGACTGGCGTCGAGGTTGATCGGTTCCTCAGTGCTTCAACCGAAAGGCGTGTGCTGACGCAGTCGTATCGTCTGCCGAAAGCGGTCTTCAACCTCGCGTCTATCGTCGTTCGTCGGATCCAGAAGCGAGAGCCCAAGGACTACCATCCGACCAGTGAGCCGGGGGAGTTGGACTACCACCTTGGTCTTGACACGGTGCCGCTGCACAAGGGTTCTTGGACGTTGATGGCCCGCACCAACGGGTTCTTGGGGCTGTATCGGGATTGGCTCGAGGAGGCTGGCTACCTGTACAGCCTCAAGGGCAGGCCGTCGCTGCGACCCAAGATGGCTGAGGCGATCTGGACATGGCGCAGCCTTCAGAGAAACGAATCGATTCCGCTCTCTTTGATCAAGAATCTTTATGATCATGTGTCGAAGCAGGGAAAGGACGCTGCCGTAAGGCGCGGGGCATCAGTGCTGCTAGAGAGCGGTGACCCAGCGGGTGACTATCGGTACGAGGATCTGGTGCGTGAGTTCGGCCTTCTGGCGTCCAAGGACCAAGATGCACTGTCCGTGATCAAGATGTCCGAGGACGAGCGCATGTACATACAGGCGCTGGAGCGTCGTGGAGAGAACATCCAGTCTGCCCCGCGCATCAAGCTTTCGACGTTCCATGCGATGAAAGGGGGTGAAGACGACAACTGCGTGGTGTATCTTGGCACCACCATCGCCTGCGCCAGCAACGATCAGGACGACGAGCATCGTGCATTCTACGTCGGCATAACGCGCACGCGAAAGGCCCTTCACATCTTGGACACTGACAGAACCTACAGGTACCACCTATGAAACGTGCTGAAGTCCTCGACACCGCTAAAGGCTATGTGACCCGCGACCGCGCCGCTGACCACGGCAACATGGAAGACAACTTCCGCACGATTGCGGACTATTGGGCGGTTCATCTTGGCGTCGAGGTCACGCCTGCAGACGTCGCGGTAATGATGACGCTGCTCAAGCTGGCGCGCATCCGCAGCAACCCCAAGCACGACGACAATTGGGTGGACGGCTGCGGTTATCTGGCATGTGGCGGGGAGTTGATGGATGCGGCAAGCTGATCTGTTCATCGACACGGATGCTGAACTCGACTGGAACATGCCGACTGAGTACCCGGACCTGACTGGGTACAAGCAGATCGCCATCGACCTTGAAACCTACGACCCCAACCTGACCACTCTGGGCCCGGGCTGGGCCCGGAACGACGGCTACATCGTCGGGGTCGCCATTGCCGCCGGGGACATGTCTGCCTACTTCCCGATGCGGCACCAGAACGGTCACAACCTTGACCCGAAGATGACCATGCGCTGGCTGCAGAGGCAGCTGGCCACGCCGCAGATCGACAAGATCATGCACAACGCCACCTACGACGCCGGGTGGCTGCAGGCTGAGGGCGTGACGATCCAAGGCCGGATCATCGACACGATGATCACGGGGGCCATCGTTGATGAGAACAGGCTTTCCTATAGCCTGAACAACCTCGGCAAAGACTACATCGACATGCGCAAGGACGAGCGTCTGCTGCGCGCTGCCGCCAAGGAGTGGGGCTTCGACCCCAAGAGCGAGATGTGGCGTCTGCCGCCTCGCTACGTTGGCGGCTACGCCGAGCAGGACGCGGTCATGACCCTCAAGCTGTGGGAGCGCCTGCGCACTGAGATCGAACAGCAGGACCTGTGGAACATCTGGAACCTCGAGACCAGTCTCATCCCGCTCATGATCGAGATGCGCAAGCGCGGCGTTCGGGTGGATTTGGATGGCGCGGAGAAGGCCAAGAAGCTTCTGAAAGCAAGGACCAAGGACCTACGCGCGCAGATCAAGAACATCAGCGGCGTGGACATTGATCCTTGGGCTAGCGCCTCGGTTGAGCGGATGTTTCAGGCTCTCAACTTGGAGTATCCGAGGACCGACGCTGGAGCGCCGTCATTCACCAAGCAGTATCTCAACGCCCACCCGCATGAGGCCTGCCAGATGCTGGTTCGGCTGCGGGAGTTTGACAAGGCGGATGGTACTTTCATTGACACGATTTTACGGCATCAGTATAAAGGACGCATCCACTGCGAGTTCCACCAGCTGCGTAGTGACGACGGCGGCACGGTG